CTATTGGGTCCATTCAATCAAGTGATATTATTCCACGGTATGAATTCATTTATTGGCTTAGAGGTTGTTAAGATGATATCCTTTTATGTTGGTAACAAGGAATTATTACATTGGGGAGGCATTGAAGAATAGCTCTTAGGATCATTAGCTCGTGACATTTAAGTTAAAGTTTACAATTCTAACGGATAACTACGCCCAGTAGCTCTTGATTAGTGTCTTGATTTAGCCAGTGATCTTATCGTCAATAAACAACCTAAAAAGGGGATCCATGATAAAACTGATTTTTACTCAAAGTTCACACAACCAGTGATTGATGATTAACACATATTGTATATGATTTAAGATACACTTGGTATGTTTATCATACATGAGCATCCTTTATCAACTTCAGGCCATATTAACCCAGTTAGACTGGGTTGCTGTGGCGTCGTTAACACTATCGCGACAAAATCACCGATTGCTGAGACAGAGATTACCAAAAACCCCGGGTATTGTTAACGAGACTACCACACTAAAGCACTATAACTATGTTAATTCAAGCACGATAAGCTTGGTGGAGTCCGATAAGTCTAGTCAGTCACCTAATTCAAGGAGGATTACATCTCAAATTTATGTGCATTAGGATTGCAAGATAAGATTATTACTCTCGTTGATTCAAAGGAATCCATTTCTACCACAAACTTGAAGATAATGGATGTTGGCGAAGGTATTAAAAATTAGTGTGTCTATGCTGTAATAATGACTGCACTTATGTCGACTGATGTTATCACCATCAATAGATTCACAGACTACACCCCATTAGCAAAATAGCACTTACGCTTGAAAAACGGAGACTAGCATCCTGACACAACTTAACTACATCTCGGTAGAAATCTCACAGATATGAACTCAATTGACCACATGTACTACCAGAACCCAGGTCACCGTTACCATGGCTACCGTGTTATTCCATAAATCATATCCAGCAAAACAAAGCAATTAAATTTTGAGTGGCTTAAGTACACTATTGCTTAGTCAATAGCTATTCGGGAGGATTTTGTAATTATTCCAATTTTCGGTATTGGTGATCATGCCCATTTAATGATACCTATTGGTCCCGATACTAAAGTATATGAGACAACACGTGATTATGACTACGATGGCAATCCAATCTACGATCTTGAACCCCACATCCACATGGATCCTTATGATTGCCACTGTGGAGCATGTTTACCAATTGCTCATGACCACGTCACTTAAATTCACTCCAAGAAACAGCTCAATATACCAGTTGTTGATGTTAAAGCTATAACTTTAATTTAGAAGAATGGTAAGTAAACATGCCATCACTGCATCAGAACATTATACAAGTGGAATTAGAAAACTGGATAGGAGTTAACATTGCTCGATCTTAAGCATATACAAGTCCATCACCGTGCTGACATAATTAATGAAATTTCAGATCTGTATGCAGCATATTATGCACGTGGTATGGCTAGGATGGTAAGACCGATAGAATCATAAATCATTCCATCTAAACTCGTCGAGAAGATTAATTATGAAAGGGAACCACTATCCGATACATGTGTATCAAAAGAAATGCAACGCGAAGCAAGGGTTATTAAATCTACATCATAAACATTCGGCCACATATTACAGTCTCAGTGCACTTGGGACAATGATGATATATTGAAAAGACCTGGCATTTAAATTAATAAATTAAAAGTTTAAACACTATGCCCCTAAACAAACAATTAAATGTACTAGACTGGCAGTGTTTTTAAAACAAAGTACAATGTGTAATGTGGTTGCGTACGAAACAAATTAAAATGTGTACTTCATCGGTGTGCTATGAAAGTGAACCCAAAAACACCAACGACAACAACATTTGTGAAGTGGTTCAGAGAAAATATTATTGATACATACGAGCCCATATTACATAGTTAGAATAAGAAATCATCCAATGATGATTACATTTATCACAAGACTCAGGACATAGAATTTCTTGACCACCAGAAAGAGTAGGGTAGGATTAATGATATGCAATATCGTGAATCAATGCAGTACATTGAAACCTTGTACTCTCGTGTCCAAACTCTAGCTTAACGCATGATAATGTTTAACAAGGTTGAGGTCCTATGTAATGATAAACGACCTCGCCCCATCACCTCCAACCCCCCTGAAGATAGAATTATCAACGCATGTGCTTATAAAGCTGCATAGGAATAAGTTTATGAAAATGAGCACATGATCAAGGGGTGCAACATGTCAGATCTTAAATCGAAAGTCAATCAACGATTGAGTCATTACAAATACATCATCTGTTCAGACTTCTCATAGTACGACTCAACATAAGACTCAGAGATTATGTAGCTTGAGCTAGACTTGATAAACAAAATTTACCCTGCTGCTACAGAGACCTGGATGGCAATGTAACATTCAATTGCTAATGTTAAAGCTATGGATAAAGATGGCAATTATTTCGACATACTATTTCCCACTCAGCGCTGGTCAGGAATGTACACAACGTCCTTATTCAATAC